TACCTACTATATTGCTACCAGCGACAGGGCGACAGCAGGCGACATACAGAATAAGGTTAACAAAGCAGTAACCGATTACAAAGCATGGCAGCGGCACTTAGGACGGGATATTAACCCGTCAGAGCTTATTCACCAGATAAGGGCAGCAGGCGCAAAGCGAGTAATCATTAACGACGATAAACCGGACTACGCAGTTATTCTTAACACACAGTTACCCAAGTGTATTGAAACTACGGTGACATATGGAGGGCTTGAAGATGATTAAAAGCTTGAAAGAAGCCCGCATCACGGACGGTTTACCCGACATTGTAGCTAATCAGGATTGGGTGCTTGCCTTATCGGGGGCGTTAGGCGAGATCCATGAGAAGGTTATAGAGTACGCAGACCAAAGCCAGATATACACGGCCATTGATACCCTTTCGGAAGAATTGGTAGATGCCCTGGCAGTCCAGCTTTCAGCACCGTATTACGATCAAGAGAATATGACCCTTGATGTAAAACGGGGAATCGTGAAAAACACTATTTCATGGTATATGAAAGCAGGAACCCCGGCAGCAGTCAAAGAGATGATACAAGTCATTTTCGGAGAAGGCGATATTGTAGAGTGGTTTAACTTCACAGAAGGGGAGCAGACACCGGGATATTTCGATATCATTACATCGGCAAAACTTACCCCGGAAATCATAGACCAGTTTACAAGAATCATAGACCGGGTTAAGAATGTTCGGTCCCATATCCGCCGGATTTTAATAGACAGGCAGATATTACAACCGGAGTACGTAGCCACGGCAGCAGTATCAAGCCCGCACGAGAAGATTGTCAACAGTCCACAGAGAGAAAGCGAGACAGGATCCATCGTAGGTATCGGGGCTTGTGTATTCTCTAACCCGCGATTAGCAATTTCCAACAGCAAAAGAAATATTGATGCGGACACGAACGGACAAACGCACATAGGCATGATGGTCCGTTCAAGTCCGCATTATGTATTTTAATCATTCACAAAAGAAGGAGGAAGAGACATGGCCGGAGTTTTTAACGAGGCTGTCCTTACCGAAAAAGGTATAGCGTTACTTGCCAAGGCGCAGGCGGGGTTAACCACGATTACCCTTACAAAAGCCGCATCAGGTGACGGAAGCTATACAGAGGGAGAGGACATTAGCAAGCAGACGGCGCTTAAGAGCCAGAAGCAGGAATTTAGCATCAACACTGTAATGGTCCAAAATGTCAGCAACGTATTTGTGAAGTTTATTATCACAAATTATAAGAGCGAGACAGAATACCTTACACACGGCTATTACGTAAAAGAGATCGGATTATTCGCTACCGACCCGGACGAAGGAGAGATCCTTTATGCTATCGCCACAGCGGTAACAGATCAGTGGGATTACTTACCCGCTTACAACGACTTACTACCATCAACCATCACTATTGAAATGCTTACCGAAGTGGCAAATGCCGACACGGTAACAATCGAAGCACCCAATAAGATGTACCTGTACGACGATACAACCGGCGACAAGTACGTACTGGGCGTTGAGAACGGATTACTTTACTACGAGGAGGTAGAAGAATAAATGAGCGATAAAATATATGTTGCGGATAAGCCTACGCTGGATTCCGTTAACGAGAAAGTATCAGCTATCCTTGCTATCGAGAAGGACGAGGATGTATACGGTTTCGTGGAGCATATGGACATACTTGATCCTGACGAGAGGATTGAATATATCGGGCTTAACAAGAACTTTAACCCCATTACTATTACCATGGGCGGCGGCTATTCCCTGGGTGACTGGGCGACATTCCCGCTGCTGGTTAACAACAAGCCCTACATGGTTAAGAGCAGCGGTATTGTAGATTACCAGCTTTCCGAGACGAACTATTCAAAGAAAGCCGACGGAGAGACAGCATCAGATGTGGCAAATACTTCTTACGACGGCGGTGCTTTCTCATGGTTGCAGAAGATCTACAAGAAGGAATACATTGTTGGATCAGACAGATATGTTAAGTTTTCGCTGGAGCCGAGAGATGGTTACGAGGCAGCAGGATTCATTGACGATACCAACAACGAACTTGAAGGAGTATGGATTCCGATGTTCTATGGAGCTTCCAACGGAGCTTCACAGAATCCGAAGATGCTGACTGTCTCCGGGACACAGCCGGTACATAGCCAGACGACGGCCCAGGAGAAAACCTTAATTGATAATTTCGCCGCCCGGGGTAAATTCTTTGGCGGAGCAATAATCAATACCATCCACGACCTGCTTCTTCTTTGGGGCAAGACATCTAATATCCAGGACAAATATGGCTATGGCAACTGCAACGGCTATGACAGCACGTTATCTCCTACATATGGAGTGCTTGCTAATGCTATAGTGGGCGGCGGACAGTTTTACGGTACCGGCGCAGACGATAAGAAGCACTTAAATAAGATTTTGCACTCTATCGTATTAGGTAGCTATCAGCAGTGGATGCGCGATCCTTATACAGCCTGCGTAAGCGGAAAGGTATATGTAAGCAAGAATTACAAATATGATATCTCAACACCGGCCAATACATACAAAAACACCGGTGTAGTATTTGCAGAGACATTAAGCGGCGTATATCCGCATAAATACGCAGTAGAACCCGGATTCGGAAAGATCCCCGTTGTACCATGTGAAGGAACATCAGCAACCGGCGGTTGTGACGGTTTTTGGGTAAATCCCGGTATAACGGCCGTGGCCGGTCGGTTCGGTTCTTGCTCCCTTGACCTCTTTTGCGGCACGGGCGCGTTGACTTTGAACGGCACTGCCACGGACGCGACCTGGAGCATCGGCGCCGCCGTTCTTCTCTTACCACCTGCCGGCACAACGCCTAGCGTTGCGGCGTAGGGGGTGTGGGGGTCTTCCCCCACGGTGACTTTATGTAGCGGGAAATTAACAGGGGATGAGACTGCGACACCTCCGGGGCCGTGGCCATTCGGTTCGGTAATTGCAACAATGACCTCATTTGCGGCACGGGCGCGTTGAATTTGAACAACACTGCCACGAACGCGAACTGGAACATCGGCGCCGCCGTTATTCTATCAATAATAGATTACAGACCAAAATGCAGATTTCATTCATATACACCGCTGGACGTTGAAATACGTCTTATCCGCCGTCTATCGGTTAGGGGAGTGGTAATTATACCGATACAGGACACACGGTAAAGCGGTCGCACCTGCCGTGTGTAGGAGATAGAAGAAAAAAAATATCTTATAGGAGTAATACGATGCGCAACCAAATGATGTGGGGCCTGTATAAAGCCCACCGTGGCGCAAAGCAGTACAAATATCTGTATCAGCGTATGCTGGACCGGGATGTTATCCGCCGGGCATACAAGAAGTTACGTAAAGGCAAGACCAAAAGAAGAGAGATCATAGCCATAGACGCTAACTTCGACGCAGAAGTTGAAGCTATGCGGGAGATGATACTTAACACAAAGCCTCCGGGTGTGGAAGTAGAACACCCGGAGTTAGCTTATAAGCCACATAAGAGAAAACCCAAGATTATATTTGAGCATAACAAGGCAAGAAAGATATATATGCCGGAGATACATGAGCAGTGGCTACATCATATAATCGTGCTGGTTTTAGAGCCTATTATAGTCCGCACTTCCTATCAGTTTTCTTGCGGCAGCTTCCCGAACCGGGGAGCGCACAAAGCAAAACGACAGCTTGAACGCTGGATAAGGGCGGGTAAGGGTATAAGATACTTCGCCAAGATCGACATAAGGCACTTTTATGACAGCATCCGCCTTCGGGTCCTGATAAAAGAACTCTCTATCAGGATAAAGGACGAATGGTTTTTATATATCATAGAGCTATGCCTTAAGGGATTTAAGAAGGGAATACCATTAGGATTCTATATAAGCCAGTGGTTAGCGAACTACCTGCTTGAACCGCTCGATTATTTTATTACGGAAACACTGGGCTTTAAGAAAATGATCCGGTACATGGACGACATTGCGTTTATGGGAGACAACAAAAAGAAACTCCATGCGGCCATTATCGAGATAAAGAAGTTTATAGGCCGGCGATTCCGATTGAAACTTAAGAGAACGTTCATAGTTGCTAAATTTATATATCACACAAAAACCGGGCGGACGATTGGCAGGAAAATAAACTACATGGGTTTTCTCTTTGACAGGGATAATACCACGGTTCGTAAATGTATAATGCTTCAAGCTACACGGCTTGCGGCAAGGTTATCCAGGAAGAAACAGAAGAACAAGCGCATTTATCATAAGCACGTATGTGCAATGGTAAGCTACATGGGCTGGTTTAACTGGACAGATTCATATAACTGTTATCTGAAATGGATAAAGCCGTATGTGAATGTAGGGAAGCTTAAACGGATTATATCTAAATTAGACAGGAGGAAAGCAGAATATGAAAGCATGGAAAGAGGAACACTGTGCGCAGCGGCCTAATGAATTACAGCTTATAGCCCCGGACACCTATATCCAGAGGCGCAACATTGCGGAAGTACAGCACGAGGCTAACGAAGAGGCCGGCATTGAAGCTTATACCGACTTCAAGTGCGAAAGCAGGACTATAAGCGTATCAGAGTATGAGATGATAAAAAGTATTAATGACTATGATGCGCAGGCGGCTATTGACGAGTACACAGAGCAGTTAGTGGAGGAGGGAGTATTATAATGGCGGTAAGAACATTAGTGGCAAGCCTTAAAAGGCTTTACGAAAAAGGCAAGAAAAATCCCGGCAGCACGGCTGTTACTATCGAAAAATTAAGATCAATGGTCGAAGAGGGTAAAATAACCCCGGCAGAATACGAATATATTACGGGGGAGCCTTATGATGGAAAAAAGAAGAACTGATTTAGCACAGGTTTTTGATAGCCAAAGCGAGATCATTAAGCTGCAATCAGAAATAATAGACGAGCTATTCTGCGTAGTATGTCAGTACATTACAGCGGAAGAGCTCGTCTCTTTATCTGCGATTGAAAAGATAGACCGGGCGGCTAGAATTAAAGCGCATACGGAGAGGGAGGGATAAAAAACATGGAAGCAGCAGCAATGACTATTACATTTGCAGATCTTAGCCGGCTTGCAGGAGTTATCGTAGCTCTCTGGGCGCTATATAAGGTCATCATCGAGATAATAAGAGCTATCAACAATCGCCACGATAAAGAGCAGAAATGGGACCAGACGGAAGAGAATCTTCGGAAAGAGCGCCAGGACGATGTATGTCGGTATAATGAGCAGCTTCAGGCGATACACAAACGTCAGGACGATATTCGGACAGATTTCGAAGCAAAGATACAGGAAGTCAAAGCAGAACAATATGTGATTATCGACTGCATTAGGGCTGTACTCGACGGGCTACATCAACAGGGATGTAATGGGGCGGTCACAGAAGCTATCAGAGACCTCGACAAATACCTAAACGAAAGAGCACATGAGTAGGAGGAGAACAGATGATTATTAAAGAAAGAATTGCCAAGTTGTTATCTGTTAAAAGTATCGTAACCATCGCATTGACCGGAGTGTTTTGCTATCTGGCCATTACAGGAAAGATAGACGGAGCACAGTTTTTAGGAATATTTACGGTAGTAGTTGGTTTTTATTTTGGTACCCAGGCGACCAAGGAAACAAAAGAAAAGATATAAGATGAGGGAGGGAGATTGTTCCCTCCCCTATTTTAAGGAGAACACAATGAAATTTGATTATAGCATACGGGCTAAATACTACGGTGGAGTATCACATAAAAGAGATGGAATTGCCGTTCACTATGCCGGAGACGAAGAGCGATGCGGTTCAGCAAAGGATACCGCTGAGATGTTTGCAAATCCGGATAGACAGGCTTCAGCACATATCGTTGTTGATGAGGGAGATACAGCGTATGTATGCGTTCCGCTTGATCACATCGCATTTGCGGTAGGTGGTTTACTGTATAAAGACTCCAAAGGCGGCAGATATTATGGAGAATATGGAAATGTGAACACCATATCAGTCGAGATGGTAAGCCGAAAAGATGCCAATGGAAGATGGTATATCCCGGAAAAGACTATTCAGAACGCAATAGAGGTAATAAAGATTTTGCAGGCCGAATACGGGATAGATGATGATAACGTATTCCGCCATTATGACGTTAATGGCAAGCCCTGTCCGTGGCCCTGGACCGACGAACCTCCGTACAACGGAGAATATTTGTGGCAGGAATTTAAAGCACGTTTAAGGGCAGCCGGATCCGAGACAGGAGGAGATAAGGCTATGAGATTTATTGATATATCACATTGGAACGGCAATATTGATTTCGAAGCGGTAAGGAACGAAGTAGACGGTGTTATCATGAAGATATCCCAGGGAAATAATTACCGTGACGATAAGTTTGAAGAATATTATAAAAAAGCGACAGCCGCCGGATTAAAGGTAGGCTGTTATGTTTTTATGGCGGCAACTTCACAGGCGGAAGCAAAGGCGGAAGCAAACTTCGCTCTCGGCTGCTTAAAAAACAAGAAAATGCCATTAGGAATCTGGCTTGACGTAGAAACCGATAGCATTCACACAACTTCATTTGCCGAAAACTGTATAACAGAGCTGTCCATATGGAAGACGGCCGGATTTAACGTGGGCATCTACGCAAATCTGAACTGGTACCGCAACTACCTCACCAATGATCTTAAATTATATCCACTGTGGATAGCCAGGTACGGAGTTAATAATGGACAACCGAATCCGGAAAGCAAGCCAGAGATTGAGGATATGTATATGTGGCAATATACATCAAAAGGCACAGTGAGAGGTGTATCGGGTAATGTAGATATTTCAGAAGTATATCAAACCTTCAGCAATGACACACCGAACGATATACCTTCCGACAATCCGGCACCGGTTGAAAGCTTCGATCCACACATAAAGTACAAAGTATATGCAAAAGGCAAAGGCTGGCTTCCGGAAGTTCTCGACGAAACGGATTATGCAGGAATCAGAGGAATCGCAATAACAGCTTTTGCTGCAATGGTAACGGAAGGAAGCTTAAAATACCGTTGCCACACTATGGGAGGTAAATGGTACCCATATGTTACGGGATATAATACCGGTGATTATAACAACGGATATGCTGGGGACAAAAATACAGAAATCGACGCAATAGAAGTCTATTATTATACCCCTGCCGGCAAGCCAATTAAGAAAGCGAAATATCGAGTATCACCGGTAGGCGGAAACTATTATCCGCCACAGTACGATAATGAAAAGACGAATGGACAGGACGGATTCGCCGGAACCTTTGGACGATCCATAGATAGGATCCAGATCAGTATCTCAG